AACGGTAAAGGTTTACAAGTCCACGACCGACGACCAGATTCGCGAGAAGATTCGCGAGGCCCTGGGGTTGGACGGCGGTGACGAAGAGGAAGAAGAGGCCCCCGCTCCGGAACCTGAACCGGAAGAGGAGGACGAGGCCCCGGAACCCTCCAGCGCAGCCCGCTCGCTGGCGTCGATTCGCGCTAAACTCGGTAAGAAATAACCCCCGTGATACTTTTCCCGCGGCTGGCTGGCTTTCGTGGTTGGCCAGCCGTTTTTAACTATCTACAATTATGTCGAAAATTTCAAGCGTTTTGAATAAACTTACGGCCCAGTTCAACTCCGAAGACGTTATCACGTTCAAGAAGAAAGACGGTTTTTCGGAGATTAAATCGTGGGCCTATACCGGTAGTCCCGAACTGGACTGGAACCTGCGCACGTTCGGTTTACCGACGGGTATCATCGAGATTGCGGGTCGCAGCCGCAGTGGTAAGACTACCGAGGGTCTGGAGGCCATGAAATACTTTCTGGCCGAGAATCCCGATACCGGGTTGGCGTGTATCCTTTCGTCGGAAAACCGCGACAACAAGGACTACGCCATCCAGCTGGGCGTGGACATTTCTCGCGTGGCTATCATCAAAATTCACTACGTCGAGCAGATGTTCGTGCGCGTTAGTAAGTTCGTAAAGGACGCTCACGCGCTGTTCGCCGAGGCGGGTATCAAAGAAAAGCCGCGATTCTTCTTCCTTTGGGATTCACTTGGTGCTACGCTTTCCAAGGCCGAGTATGACGCCCTCCGCGCTAACGTCGATAACATGAATAAAGCCGCATCAAAAGGCGAAGAACTCGAAAAGTTACAAGAGCCCAAGATGATGGCGTTTGCTAAATCGGCCAAGATGTTCGCCAAGGGCCTGGTCGGGCTTTGCTACACCAACGTGATCCATTTCGTGATGCTCAACCACCAGTACGAACAAAACGTTATGGGTGTTACGTCGCGCAAAAGTACTGGTGGAGAATGGGTGGAGTTACTCCCCTGCCTACGTCTTCAAATGCGTGTGACAGAAATGAAGAAGATCGACGACGTGGAGGTGGCTCAAATTTCAGAGGTTAAGGTTATCAAGAACGACTTCGGTTCGCGCCAAAAGACGTACATCCGCATTCTGCTTGGGTACGGCATTATCCTTTCCGAGGAAGACATCGAGTACGGCGTTGAACGTGGTATTATCCAGAAGCCGTCCAAAACCGTGTACTCGGCCTTGAATGGTAAACTGCGTTGGAAATCGGACCGCGAATTCTATCAGTTGTACTATGACCAGAACCCGTTAATTTCGGCACTGGAAAAAGTGATTGCTGCTAATCGCCATAAGGACCTCCGTGAGTGGCGAAGCAAGATGGCGGAGGAGGCAGAAGTCGTTTCCGACAATTAGCCAACGTTTATCTTGGTAAACTTTACAAAATGAAACGGAAATCGAACAAAAGTCCCGTGGCCATCTTAGGTTTCGACCCTCACTTGTCGAAAGACAACGTGACGGTGGTACGGGATTTATTCAACCAGACGTTTGCGCTGGCTGAAGAAATAGGTTGTAAGATTGTGATTCTGGGCGGTGACGTATTCACGTCCCGCTCGGCACAACCTTTGGAAGTCCTCGACGCTTGGCGTGAAATTACCGAAGACGCTGAAGCGCGTGGACTGGAAATCGCGGTTATTCCCGGCAACCACGATAAGACTGACCCGAACTCCGACCGCAGCTACCTCAGTGTGTGTCCGGGAGCAGCTACGGTTGTAAGCCAAGCGTCGGAGTTTGTGTGGAATGGGGTGTCGTTCGTGTTGATACCCTACTATGGCGACGCCAAGTGGTTAGAGGAGAAACTGGCCGTCGATAACGGTTTGGAACGTGAAACGTTTGACGGGCCGCGGTTCATGATAACACACGTGGCTGTGGAGGGCGTTCGTAATAACGACGGTACGCAGGTTGAAAGTGACATCCGCCCGGATATGTTCCGTAACTACGACGCGGTGTTCGTGGGTCACTACCACAACGCCTCGGACGTGGGCGAAAAGGTCCACTATCTGGGTTCAATGTGCCAGAACAACTTTGGCGAAACGCCCGACGACAAGGGTGTGACCATCGTGTATGACGACGGCACGTGGGAGCACCGCCCGTTACGCTTTCCGCGGTATGTCCGTGAAACGGTCTCAGCGACCGATACAGCGACTTTACGTAATCTCATGGATAAGTACTCCGGCGAAGATTATGACCGCGTCAGAATCGTCGTAACGGGTTCTAAAGCCGATTGCGAAAAACTCAACGCCTCGGAGTTCTCGGCTGCGGGTATCGAAATCAAGTTTCAAGCCGATGAAACCGCCGCGGCTA